TTATTCATCATAATTTTCCCTCTTTACTTGAGCAACCGATGGAACGCCGCTTAATATGTTTATTGTTTGTTCCATGTCATCAATATCGTCTTGATAAAATGTGATACTTCCAGCCTTTATTCCAAAAAGGGCATCTGTGGTTATTCCATTCTTAGTAAAAAGAGAATGATAAAGGTTCCTCAAAGCCTTTCTTTCATTCGATTCTCTAGAATCATTTGATGTAGAACTATCATCAGGTAATAATCTGTCTAATATATCTTTAGAAATATGAGCATATGCCAAATCGATAAAAAGTGATTCATTGCCGCCTGTTATAAACTCATGATAACTATCAGCACTTGAGATCTTTAGCGCGATTAGAATCGGAGCAAGGCATTGATGGATGAGTATTTTCCGTTCACCTGATAATTGATAATCACGATGTAATCCATTAGCAATATGCATTATTTTCGAATAATGGTTGATTTCTCGAAGAGAGAAATGGCAGTACTTTATCATTTCTAGCATTGTTTCATCTTCACGGCCATCATTACGATAACCATATCTGACTAAATATCTACGGATATCTCTAGGAGTTTGCAATGCGAGCCTTAAATCAAAGAAACGATCCAAATATCTATCAGCATCAAACTGGTCTCCATATTGGCAGCGGATTGTACTAGAAAGCTCACTTAAATTAGTTGAAAATACAAATGTGATTTGATTACAAGTAAAATAATGTTTTATTCTCTCTAATAGTTTTACCGCAAACACAGGATTGCAACGATCTAACTCATCTATGAATATGACGCATCTGGCTCCACGCTTCGAAATAAGCTTGCTGAAAAATGCATCTATCTTCTCCCTTGCAGCTGATCTTTCTTTAACGCCTTTAAGTATATCTTTAGGCTTTAAATTCGCTGCAGCGGATAGAACTCCCTTTAGAATCTCTTTCCCTTTAGTCAAACCTATTAAATCCATGAAACAAGATATGACACTATCCAGATCTAATGAAGTCAATTCATTTTCAGAGAGATCAAGTTGTCGTATTACATTATAAATAATCGCCAATACTGGCTCTTCAAAATCATCATATGACCAAGCATCAAAATAAATAGCCAGATGATCTTGCTTTAAGGGATATCTTTCTGCAGTCAGTGCCGTATAGTTATTTGCAATTTCTTTCTGCTTTGATGTAACAAGACTATTGTAATTTTTGGTGAATTCTTTATTCGCGCCATTAAGAATCATCACAGCTTGTTTTACAAAGAATGTCTTTCCGGCGCCCCATGGTGCATCAAGACTTATTGTATAATTATCATCAACTGCATCCAATATACGGATTAAAGAAATCATCTCGGCTTTTCTGCCCAGAACATCATTGTCAAATTCTTTTACCAGATTATCTTCTGTGGGTTTTATATCGTAGTAGTCCATTGTTTGCTCACCATTTATTCATTTAACACAAAAATGCTTTGTTCAAATTTACTGTTCAGATTATCACCGCCCGTAATTAATAAAACAGAAATACATTCAATTAGAAATTCATAAGCAGTCTTCGCATCAGTATCACTATACCCAACAATTCCATTGTGTAAAATATAATTTCTGTTATGTAAGTGGCCGTCAAGAGTAAAGTTTAAAAATTTACCTGATGGCCTTTTATAAGCTTCTCCTGAAGCTGTTTTTATGAAGTCATAGATGACAACAGATTCTCGGCATTGGCCACTCTGTTATTCGGGGATTGGTTACCTACAGGCTAATGGTCCGCCGGGAGCGCTGTCTAACTAATAACGTGAATCGCTGAATTGTCAGTGTCACCATAGAAATTTCGCAGATCGCTGAACCTACTATAAGCGTCTCTATGGCTCCAGAAAAGCAGTTCCAGATGGAAAGCTTACAAACTCTTAATACATCCTCCTTATAAATCACCGTTGAATACAATAATGTTAAAGTCAGGCAGCTCTCTGCACAGTGCCAGGCACAGGCCGATCAGCCATATGGTCTGTCATCATGCCCCATACGAAACATGCCAATTCTCGCGCAACGGCTGTTACACAGATATTCCATTTCATCGTTTTCTTGTAGAACATCCTGTGGAATTTCCTCGTTAATCTCTCGGCTGCCTTGTCGGCATAATGGATTACCTCTGGTGTGTTTCCTTCCTGCCTTTCCTTCAGTGCTTTTGATTTCTTACTGCTCATACTGCGATAGCTCTGGCCGCTCTCAGTAAGGAGTTTCCTCAAGTGCTTATTTCCAGCCTTTGAAATACTCAGATGATTAATGTCATCACCACTGGACGATTCTCCTGGCACAAGGCCAAGGTATGCCGCAAATTTTCCGGCACTGGCGAATCTGTTGAAATCACCTACTTCCGCGACAAGGCTTAAGGCAGTATAAGTATCAATCCCTTTGATGCAGGTAAGTCTGGATACCTTTTCATGGTATCTTTCCATAGCAGCGATCTCATCTATCCTTTTCTGGTAGCGTTCTATTGTGTCTTTCCGCCTATTGTATTCATCCAGATATTCCTGCATGGTTTCATTTGCCAGGGCATTGCCAAAATCAAGATCTTTCAGCCATTTCTCGTGTTTCTTTGTCCAATGGCTTCCGTCTTTATATGTCATTCCCTGGCGGATGCAGTAATGATTGATACGCTGCTTCAGCTTTGTCAGATCACTGCGCATGTCTTCAACCATGCGGACATAATCCTTCACAGCTTCATCGTCCTTTGTGGGAACGTAGATGAACTTGGCACTGTTATAGGCAAGGCATCTGGCAATATTCTCTGAATCCCTCCGATCGGTCTTTCTCGCATTTGCCGCAACCGGGATCGTAGAAGGTGCCAGGATTTTACATGTAACACCAGCGGCCTCCAGCTGACGCTGCAGTGTGTATCCAAGGCATCCCGCTTCGTAGCCGACAACAAACTCAACATCATCCTTACGGGTTTCTTTGATCTTCTTTAGGAACTTGAGCAGAACCTTATAATCAGGTGAGATCTGGGTAGTTCCAAAGGTGTAATCATCCTCAATAGAATAGCAACTGATTGTGTAGTTAGTGGTATGGACATCTGCGCCTACGTAAATTAAACTCTTCATGTGGTCTCCTTCCTGTATGTGGTAATCCCAGCATACTTTTGTATAACGTCTTAAGTTTATGCAGGTAAATCCACGATGTACACTTTGGAGGCCACTTTCATATTAACTAAAAGGGACACGTTTATCAAGATTTCTGTAGTTATCAGTATTAGCAAAAATCGTATAAGTTATGGCTAAAATATACACTGCATAAAAAGAATTCATTTTACCGTTTTCATGTTCTTTTGCATAACTCTTTGATTCCTCTTTTATACTTCCATATGGTTTTCTAACTTTTCCAATAGCTTTGTATATAAGCGGCTCCATATGTGCTAGTAAAATAACTAGCTTTTCTTTTTCTTGCAAACTTTCGTTTAAAATTAAGCGTGTTATATAACCTTCTAGCGTATCATCTTTATAATGTTGTTCTCTTAAATTCGCTATTACTACACTGGCTGAATTTAGGTCGAACTTTTTGGGAATCCATTCAACATCCTCAAGATGTATCTCATAATTATTTTTTTGTGATAAATCTTTAGTCTTCTTGTACATCTCCGTTTCTTTAACATTTGACGGCAAAGACGAAAATATCTCTACCAATTTTTCAAATGCATCGGATTGGTAAAAACGTTGAAAACTCGAGTTGATTTGTTCTTGAAGTTCTTTCAGCCTTTCAATCGTCGGTTGTATTTCTTTAGAAAATTCTTCGTTATCAAAACTCATACTCATCTTTTATTAATTCTTTGGCATCTAAACAATTAGTTAAATCTTTTTAAGAAAATTATCCCCAATGAACTCTTTTTGTATCCATCATACTATAAACATGATCTTTAAATGCAAATCCTTCGCTTACCGGTAAAAACCTATAATTCCAATTAACTGGTTCAAATAGACTTGATGGACTATCAGGAATGTCAGGCTCTTTCCCATCAGCAATTATGCTCAATTCTTTCATTTCTAGCAGAAATAATGCTGCAAGAATATTGATAACATTTAGCTGTGTTGCCCTATTCATGTTATCCGTTCGGGCATGTTTAATGTCATCAAATGCCTTCCACCACTGCAAGCTCTCCTTAGCATGATCAACATCCCAATCCTTAAATGGCTGAAGTTGTAAGCTATATGAAATCACTTCAATCCTTTGATCTTTAATTTCAGGCCATATTTGGTTAACCATTTCTGCATAATTTTTAATATTGGAATAGCTATCAGAAGTAAGCCCACAGAATACTTTAAAGAAATTGTCTAACTCAGCACCAACTGACTGTATCAAGACAGCATATCGATTAGAAAATGTATTGATATTTGCCTGGTTAAGCTCAACATAATCAAGTGTAGATATAAATTCTTTTTCCAACAGCAAATAGTATTTCCAGTATTTGTTTAACAGTTCATCTCTTGTCATCATATTGTTAATCATTCATCTTATTAACAGAACTTGAATATTTTTCAAAATTGGTGAATATCTGTACCAGTATCAAAATCAGAAATATATCCAGCAGGATATGCCTCGATATAATCCTCTATAGAAGGCAGCCGATTAATCAATTCATCAATAGAATTGCAGAGTCTATCAACGTCGTCAAGATAATCAGATGCTGTGCCAATACTTCTTTTGTTAAATGCATGAATAGCATTTCGCTTGTGCTGTACTGAGTCCACGAAAGTGTACATATCAGATTGCTTATCATCCCACAGTTTTCCAACGCTAAAATCCTTAAGCTGTTCAAAAGACATATTTTTTGGATCAATCATCTTACCGTTGTTTTTGGTCAATGGTGCCTTCAGATAATCATCATAATAAACGGTGTAAAAGAACTTCAGCCATGATTCCACAACTGATCCAAGATTCGTCCTGGCAAGGATCAGCTCTCCATCTGACATATTCTCACCCTTATCAATCCAGATCTGCAAAGTCTTTGTTAAATCATCCAGCCATTCAAGCATCGCAACAGCTAAGCGATCCGCAACTTCATCTGGTGCAAAACCTCTGGACTGTTTCCAGAGAAGTAGTTGGTTATGGGTTGTGGTTTTCAATTTATCAAATTTATCTTGATTGAACATATATATCTTTCCTATGCTGTTTTCGCCTGTGGGACAATAATGCAATTATCAAGTATTTTGTGAAGATAAGATATCTCGGTCAAAATATCTATAGCATCCTTTTCATTGATATCCCATCTGATTCTTAACTCATGGGCAGTTACATTGCGAACCATATGGATGACTCCGCACAGTAGCTCTTTCAAGCCATTCTGCTGATTCTGCTCAGAGGACGTTTTAAGCGCGTTAAGTGCAATATAAGGATGTTTTATAGAAAATGCAGTTTCAATTAATATCGCCCCGTCCGTGGTTAGGCCACTCATTTCTCTAATTCGATCACATAAACTTTTAGCCGCTTCTTGTACAGCATGGAAATAATCTTCAGCCAGTAATTCTTCACGGCAGCATTTCAAGACCTCTGAATGTGCACCATATCCTGTTAGCTTTTGACGAAGCTCTTTTGTTCTGCGCTGTACTTCAGATAAGTTTTCCGCTTTTTCTATAGGATAGAATTGTCCATCATCTCTTATTTCGATTCCAACAAGCATTAGGACGCGATTCACTTCCATTCTCATCCAATTATATCGTTGAGGATTCCTCAATCCCCTTGCTGGTTCAAAACAATATTGGATAAACTTATACACGTCATTAGGACTAACGCTATTAGCAGAAAAAGCATTATACAAGCGTCTCCACTTTGTATATGTTGGAAATGGATCAGGAATACCGCATTCAGCAAGAGCATGTCCTATCTCTGTACCTGTCAAACCGCCTTCTGTTTCTCCAATTATTTGGGCTATTCTTTCAATTTGTCCTGGTGTTAGTCTTGGAAATGACATATGTTCCACTCTCCCATTGTAATTGTTGTTAACTATTTTCCAGAATTTGGTCTCCATCCTTTTTCATAATGTAATTCGTTAATAAAAGTATTCTGACCATCTACCTTTATGTAATAATTTCTGTTATGTAAAAGCCAATGTCAAGTGCAAGTTCGGATTGATTCAATATTTTTCTCTGCTGTTGAAGGCATGAGGAAAGAGTCTCGGATTTTTAACAGTTCGCGGTATTTAGCCATTCTGTTATACGTGTATCAGGGACAAATGCTCTCCCACCCCACAGGCCAATGGTTTCGCCGCCAGCTCTGCTGTCTATTATCGTGGATCACCAGGGAAACAGTGCCATCATAGAAAAATCGCAGATAGCTGAACCGTCCAGTTCAAATCCGGGCTGCTCCTTCCTGATGCCTTCAAGCTAATTCATATTCCTCCTTATGTGAAGAGGGTATATCAGGATCATCAAAGACAGAAGAAAAAGCAGGTGGGTAAACAACCGGGATGAAATTCCCAGAATTGTAGATAATCCGGTTGACCGCAGCCAGCCAGCCGGCGCCTTCATCACGAAGCTCTTTGAGCAGTGATCTGCTGGATTCAAGCAGCTCCAGACCTAATCCAGCAGAGTCGGCCATTATTGACTTAAGAAGTCCCTCAATATGGGTTGTGCTTCTCATCAATTCATATTTCCAGAATTTGACAGTTTCTTCACACGGATAATTATTTACAACGACATGATCACAATCAATAACGTCATCCAGCAGGTTCTCCCTGACTTCATTGATGTAGTGCTTTCTGGGAGAAAGACCGTCTGGCAGTAAAGTGCTCAGTTTTCCGCAATCTGTGCATAAATTGCGAAGTGCCAGAACATATTGCTTTTTACCACCATAGGATTTCATAATCCTTTTGCGGTGATCATATCCCTGAAGTACTCCACCACATTCTGGACAGGCCTTCGGAACATCACCACCCATTATCTGAAAACATCCGGATCATTTTATAAAGCAACTAATTCTGCGCCTGCTATAATAAGCATGGTTTTATGCCAGCCGTGGAGATACTTAGGTCGAAAATCAAATAGTCTCTGCGGTTTTTCCTTTCTAACTGCAGAGACATTATATCAAGCAATAATGAGACAATTTAATTAGCATTTTCCAGTCATTATGATTTGGCAACAACATTCGTGTCTTCTACATGGCTGGAAGTGATGAACAGAGATATTAGCAAAGGAGCCGGATTAGCATATATCCAAAAGATAACGAACCTTAATTCTCTTCAAACTGCAGCGATTGGAGATGGTGAAAACGATCTCTCGATGTTTACTGTCAGTGACACAAAGATAGCTATGGGTAATGCGATGGTAACAGTTAAAGATAACGCAGATTATATTGCTGATGATAATGCTAATGACGGTGTTGGAACATGGATCGATAAAAATCTTCTCTAAATACTTGCCCCATTATCAATAAGAATTTGCTTCACTTCATCATTGCAAATAGCACCAATAAAATCATATTGATCCATGGATATGTTCGTTATGATCATTCTCCTTTTAGCATGGTTACAATACAATTCATGGCAGAAAATGATCTCGCCATTTGAAGTCACCGTTACAAGCTGATGATTGGCTTCATTAAAATCCATATCCAGAACATTACCGGTTAATCTTTCCTTGAATTGGTTACAGTACCAGAAACTTACAGGCTTCCCTTTTGGACTTTTCCTGCCACTATCCCAGCAATTCCAGATTTCGAATTGATCAAGCCCGGCGCTGCATCCCCCGTCAGACCAAACCTCGTATTCACCTCACCGACGGCATCTCCGGCAGTCTGAAAGTCTGTCGGAATCGTCTCCGCGATCGACTTGGCACGCTTCTGCATATCCTCAAGAGCTGCACCGCTTGCGCCTGTCTTCTGCGTCACGGTATCGAGCGCTTCATCGACTTCCTTCCAAGCGGCAACCGAGGCAGCACCGACTGCAGCGACTGGAACCGTGATGCCTTTAGTGAGTCCTTCACCGACATCACTGATCTTGCCGCCGACTTCTTTCATCTTGTCCCCGGCGACCTGAAGCTGCTGTCCGGCAACAGAGCCAAACTTCTTATACTCGTCCTCGAGGCCTTCGAGGGACTGCTTGGTCGCCTCGATCTCCCGCGTCAGCGCTTCCTGCTGTTTTTTCGTCTCCTCGGTCTGCGGGCCGGCCTTTAGCTGGGCGAGGGCTTCCTTCTCCTCGGCAAGCTTTTTCTTTGTCGCATCGATGGCTTCGGTCAGGTACTTCTGCTTCTGTGCCAGAAGATCTGCATTGCCCGGATCCATCTTGAGGAGCTTGTTCACATCCTTAAGATTGGACTGGGTATCCCGGATCTCCTTATTCACACCTTTCAGGGCATTGGAGAGCTTGGTCGTATCGCCGTCCAGCTCGATTGTGATTCCTTTAATGCGATCTGCCATAGCGTCCTCCTCCCTTCATGGCATGAAAAAAGCACCGGTTCTTTACCGATGCGAATTAAAACGAATCGAAATCCTCCTGAGTTGCCACCTGCCGGTACTCATCCTCACAGAGGTCGTTTCCGGACTCAATGATCATATCCATCACAGTCCCCTCATCCAGTTCATCCAGCTCAGACAGTGTCAGTCCCATCTGCTTCGCCCTCAGGAGGAACACCGCCGTGTTTACTTCCCGCTCCGTTGGGCGGCTTCTTTTTTTGGTTTCGAACTTGTCCTCCGCGATCCAAGATAGAGCGTAACGAACTCCTGCATGTGTAAAAAGAGCTCTGCCCCGTCGAACTGATCCGCCCATTCGAGGAAGGCGTCCTCGTTCAGCTGGTTCATGTCACGCTTTTCTGCCTGCGCGTTCATGATAAAGGCCAGCTTATCACCGACGCTCATATCCGTCTGATCATCCTCGCTGTTCTCCATCTTGTTTAAGAGGATCATGAGATCCTGATGGAACACCTGCTTATAGCGGTATGCTGTGGTCCCCGTTGCGAGAAACGGGAACTTCTGCTCCGACCCATCATTGAGCCGGAGGGAAATTTCCTGATACATGTTTGCTCCTCCTTATCACTTGCTGGAACTTGTCGTTGTCGACGGTGTAGTACTACCGCCAGACGCAGAAGAACCTCCAGATGCTTTCCCTGCAGCAGGCGTATAGACCTTACTGTACCAGTTCTGGTAGGTGGCGTCGGTGGTATCTGCACTGGAGCGCGCCTTCACGATGTTCTTCCCAAGCGTCGCATCCTTGATCGATGTCGCGTTGATCGTAAGGCTCTCGGTCTGTACCTCGATGGAATCCTCCTTGGTGCTCGATGCCACAGACGGTCTTGTTGCCGTGCAGTTATACATGACGTGGCGGATCTCATTCACATCGCCGTCAAACTCAAAGAGAAGGGCAAAGTGAATGGGCTGGGCATCCGCATCTTCAACCAGAACCCCGTTTCCATCCTTGATTTCTCCAAGCACATTCTCACGAAAATCCTCTGGAACCATCGCGGACTCGAAGTCTCCGTTATAGCCGCTGTTCGCATTCGTGACAAAATACTGCACGCCGTCTGCCCAGAAGATCGTCTGGTCTCCCTGTGCATCCAGCGAGAGAGATACCGCACCCGGCCATGCAATCGGATCCGCAAAGGTGGCGGTCCCATCCTCTGCGATCGTTGCGATGGCATAATGTACGTTTTTCAGGTTATACTTGACCTTGTTCTTTTTACTTGCCATTTCAGGCCTCCTGTTCAAATGAATACAGGACCTCGTAGAGCTTCTCAGAATCTATCCAGGTCTCTGTCTTTTCAAAGAAGATCCCGCTTTGGATCAGCTGATCTTCCAGTCTCTTTTCTATCTCCGGATCCTTCTTATCCGTGTAGAGCTCGATGTCGATCTCTGTGATCGGGAAATACACGGTTCCGTCCGCAGCGAAGTTGTCGCTGTTCGGACAGCGGAAGCAGAGAAAGGGAGGATCCGGCCCTTCCCCTTCCGCAAAGTGATCATAGGCATAAGGGATGCCTTGCTTCTCCAACTCATCCAGGATCTGTATGATCTTGTCCATTGCTTCCTCCCATCCTCAGCCCTTTAATTCCTTCTCAATCTCATCTGATAGCTTCCCGGTGATCTCTTCTTCGACCGGAGCGATGTGTGGAATGCCCTCGACTCTCCCGCCTCCGCGCTTGGCATGGCCTTTCTCCAAAAGGTGCGTGAGTCTATAGATCTTGTTGTGCACAACCACTTCTGCGCCGACAGCGGATTCTTTCCGAACAGTAAATCTCCACCCTTTGGCGTACTTTCCGGTGCGCCTTGGTGATGTCTCCTTCAGTTCTTTTGCTGCTTCCTTCCCGGCATCCTTGATTTCCTGCTTTACGATGTCGTTCACATCGTCGGCATAGTCCGAGAGCGTTTGCTCGACAGTCTTTGCAAGATCATCTACTTTCACCTTCATCGCTTCACCTTCTCACACTTAAACTTCAGGCTGCGCTTCTTGAACCCCATCGGATCAATGGCGGTCACGTTGTAGATCACATCTCCCAGCCGGATCCGGATCTTTGTGGAGTCGAGCCCTTCGAGGCACTTTGCATACCGGACGGTAAAGTCGATCGCATCGGTGCTAGTCGTCGTTCCGGCTTCCAGTTTTTCGGATCCTCCGCTCTGTACCGGTGTCGCCCAGCAGGTGTAGAAGTCTGTCCAGGTGTTGGTGTGATTGCCATACTTGTCTTTAATGACCTCATTCTTTTGGATCGTAAGCCTTACATTCATTGCTGCGATATTCATCCCGCACCTCCATCAGAACCTAGCATCCCGTTCTCCAAAGAGGAGGTTTCGAAGCGTGATGGTCAGGGCGTGATGATCCGCTTCCTCCCGGTGCTCATTGAGATAGGCCAGGGTATAGAGGACTGCCACAACTGTGATCGGGCTACTCTCGTCATCGAGGCTGTCTTTCCGGAGAACGGCAGCAACTAAGTTCTCAGCGGCATCCAGTTCCTGCTGAATGATGTCATCTTCGTCACCGGAATCAACCCGGAGATATTTCTTTGCTTCCTCCAGCGTGATCATCCTGTCCTCCCTTCAAATTAGAAAGAAAGCCCAGAGCTTTGACACTCTGAGCCTCCATCATTTCTGAATTACTCCTGCAGATCAGGCAGATGCTCCCGCCTTCAGGATCTGCACGGCCTCCGGAAGAACCAGAAGGCCATCAACACGCTCCTTGGCAACATAGCCGATCATGCCGTTTCCGGCAAAGAGCTCACGAAGCTCCTGCATGGACCGACTGCCGCGATCACCGATGTTGTAGTAGCTGTAGTCACCAAAGGCCATCACAGGCTTTCCTGCCGCAAGCTCCGGTGCAAACGCGCTGGTGTGAACCGCATAGCCAAGAAGTCTGTCCGGCTCTCCTGCCTGATAGGACGGCTGCCAGATGTAGGCGCCGTTGTTGTCCTTGAGCTTCCGGAGAGCTGCAAGGGTCTGGTCGTTCATGATGAACGATGCCTTCTTCCGGTACGAACGCTTCAGCGCATAGACCAGATCCAGCACATCGTCGGTGCCAAGCTTCGTGCCGCTGAGAGTCTTTGCGACCGTACCGCCGTTTGTCTCATCAAAGAGACCTGTGGGCTTTCCCTTCCCATCGCCGTTCAGGAAGGCATCCTCCTCGGCATTGGCAATGGCGATTCCGAACTGGGTGGTGATGTAACTTGCAAGGTCAAACATGGAGTCATAGAGAAGCTCCTCGGTCACCTTCACTGCCACATGGAGCTTATGGGCGTCCATAATCTTCTGTCCAAACTTCGCGTCTGTGAACTGAAGCGCGCCACCCTCTTCAATCCATGCTGCCGTCGGCTTGGCTCCTGCGATGTTGATCTTGTGCTCGCCGGAAGTCGTGATGTGAGTTGCAAGGCCCCTCATGATATTCTCTTCATTCAGGACATCGATGAGGCGACTATCCCACTCCTCCGGAACGAGGTATCCGCCATCGGCATCCACACCCTCCTGCAGGATGTCGGAAACCTGATGGAAGTTCGTGCGCATGGCAGTCAGCATATCCTTCGCATACTGATCGGAAGCGCGTCCCTTCTTCCCCTTCTCACCGGTGCTGGTCGGCATGTTGGAAAGAGGAGAAGAAGTCGGCTGACTCAGCTGTGCCTCAATGGCAGCCTGACGATTCAGACGATCGATCTCCTTCGTAAGATCCGTGATCTCCTTTTCCATGCGGTCATACGTTTCTCCATCTTCGCTAGAAAGAATCCCGTTCTCTCCCCTGTGTGCTTCGAGGAAGGCCTTTGCTGCCTCCCATGCTCTTGCTCTCTTTGCAATCAAATCCTGTACGTTCATTGTGTTCTCCTCCTCACATCATCGTGCGCAGCAGATTCAGGCGATCCATCAGAGCATCCACGCTCCGGCCTTCCTCTACTTTGCTTTCGGCATCAGGACCATCCTGTGCCTTGTTTCTAACCTTGTAGTGTTCCTTCACCTTGTTGGTGAATGCAGCCGCCATCTGACGACTGGAATAAAGGAAACCCGCAGCAAGCAGATCCTTGTTCTTCTTGGGACTATCTGGTGATTGCTCGGTTTTCTCTTCAGATTCCTCCGGATTCTCCTTGACAGGATCGTCCTCTTCCGGTTTCTCTTCCTGCTCACTGCGATAGAGATCCGGTCTCTCCATCACACGGTCTGCAAAGCCAAGCTCCACGGCCTTGCTCGCATCCATCCAGGTCTCATCGTCCATGAGCTTACTGAGCTTGTTCTTGGAAAGCCCGGTCTTCTTGACGTAGGCATTCAGGATCGAATCCTTCACGGAATCGAGCATCGAGATGGCCTGCGCAAGATCATCCTTGTCCCCCATTGCCATCGTGGATGGGTTGTGGATCATCAGCATGGAGACCGGGCTTACAAGAACCTCATCTCCTGCCATAGCAATGACCGATGCTGCCGATGCTGCAAGGCCGTCGATCTTCACGGTGACCTTTCCGTCATAGGACAGAAGCATGTTGTAGATCTGTGCCGCCGCCCAGACATCACCGCCCGGAGAGTTGATCCAGACCGTGATCGGTCCTTTCCCGGAATCAAGGTCAGACTTAAAAAGAGCTGGCGTGACGTCATCGTCAAACCAACTCTCCGAAGCGATGGTTCCGTTTAAAAACAGCGTGCGTGCTGCAAGGTCCGGATCTTCTCCATCCGGTGCCTTGTTCCGCACCCACTTCCAAAACTTGTTCATGTGTTCCTCCTTCCCCTTCTTAGGGGCTTTTTGTTCTTGGTATCTTCTTCCGGCTCCTGCTCTGGATCCTCCTGCTTCTTCTCAGGCTCTTCATCGGGCTCATCCTGCTCCGGAGGATCACTTCCACCACCGGAAGTCTTGTAGGCCGCTCCTGCCGATTTCAAAGGCGTCATCGATCCATTTACAAGGAACAGGTTCCCGCCCTCTTCGTCTGGGACAAGATCCATGTTCTCTAAGCGCCGGACATCGTTCACACACAAAAAGCCGTTGCTGATGCCGGTCGCATAGCCCTGCATGCGGCTCTCATAGTTGCCGCGAAGAAGACCGTCCACGTTGAAACGCGCATAATAGATCTTCTTCTCCTCCGGGGTAAGGAGCGAGCGAGAGATCGCAGACTCGATTCTGGCAAGCCACGGCTGCAGACTGTAGGTCACAAATTCCAGCGACTGTTCTTCAATGTTAGAAAAAGTCGCGTGCTCAAGATCTCCAATCATATGCGGCGGCACCCGGAAGATCCTTGCGATCTCATCGATCTGGAACTTTCGAGTATCCAGAAACTGCGCCTCCTGCGGATTGATGGAGATCGGCGAATACTTCATGCCCTCTTCCAACACCGCAACCTTCCCGGCATTCTGGCTCCCGCCAAAGGCAGCCTGCCAGCTATCTCTCACTTTCTCCGGATCCTTCAGGATACCGGGATGCTCGAGAACACCGGATGGCGCGGCTCCGTTCTCGAAGAACTTAGAGCCATATTCCTCACAGGCCATCGAAAGACCGATGCTGTTCTTTGCCATCGCAATCGGGCTGTATCCAACAAGGCCATCAAAGCCAAGGCCCGGGATCTGCATCACCTCATGGGGAGAGAGCTTGACGATCGTCTCTTTCATCGTCGGTGCATCGGATCCCTTGGACCAGAGGTACTGATAATAGATGTGTCCGTTCTCGTCGCGGTCCACCGTCATGCGGTTTGGCATCAGAGGATACAGTGCTGTGATCTCACCCTTTCCATTCCGGATGATCTGCACATAGGCATTACCCCACAGGAGAAGGTGTGTGAGGAGCGTCTCCCAGAAGGTGTAGGCCGTCATCTCCTCATTCGGCTCACTGTGAAGAAGAAAGTACAGCGGATGATCTGTTGCCTTTACCTTGCTTCCGTTCTCCTCTTTATAGAGATGTAAGGGCAGGCTTGCCACGGCCTCTGCAAGCACCCGGACACAGGCATACACGGCAGTCACCTGCATCGAGCTTCGCTCTGTCACGGTTTTGCCGGATGAGGTGTGCCCGTAGTAAGCGCGGTAGACACTGCCGGATGTTGCATCCTTCGGATCCGCTCTTGCCTTCCTTCTGTGAAATAAATCCTTAAATCCCATCGCTCCTTCCTCCATCAAAATGTGATCAGCCCTCGGCAGTCGTAAACACTCTCTGCTTGTTCCTGCCGGATACAGCGATCCAGCGCCATGATTGATGCAACGATACCGTCGATCTTTTCCGGTGACTTCGCCTTGGTCGGCTTGATGTTATCAGCAGCATCCCGATCTACTACCACGTTCAGGGCCATCCACCGAAGGACCGGATTGCCACCGTGGATGATCTTTCCTTCCATCATCAGCTTGTAGAACTCCTTCGTAGGAGCTGACATATCTTTGAAGCCCTGTCCAAAGGGCACCATCGTCAAGCCGTCATCCTGCAGGTTGATAATGAGCTGGGTCGCATTCCACCTGTCGACCGCGATTTCCTTGATGTTGTAGATCTTGTAGAGATCCAGGATGAACTTCTCGATGAAGTTGTAGTCGATCACATTTCCTTCCGTCGCCTTCATGTATCCCTGCTTTACCCAGACATCGTAGGGAACAGAGGCCCTTCGCACCCGGATTGGAATGGTGTCCTCCGGAACCCAGAAGAACGGCAGGCAGATGTACTTCTCCCTCTCATTCCTCGGTGGAAACATCAGAACCAGTGCGGTGATGTCGCCGGTGCTGGAAAGGTCTAGACCTCCATAGCACTCACGACCCTGGAGCGAATCCAGATCAATCGGCTCATTGCCCTGATCAAAGACCTGCTCCGGAATGAAGGCGGTCGTTGAAGATACCCACATGTTGAGTCGGAGCTGCTTAAACACCGCCTCCTCCGCCGGATTTTCCATTGCCTCGTGGTAATGCTCCCGGACACGTTCAATGTCAATCGTCTGCCCGAGACTTGGATTTGCTTTGTACCAGTTCTTCTCATCGTGCCAGTCCTCATCATCTTCCAGTCCATAGACAACTGGATAAAACGTATGATCTACACGCTGCCCGGAGAGGATGTCTTTTGCCTTCTGGTGCAGCTCGTAGCAGATCGAGTTCTTATCGGTTCCTGCAGTCGTAATCAGGAAATACAACGGCTGCTCACGGGCATCACCAGAGCCTTGCGTGAGTACATCGAAGAGTCTTCTAGTAGGTTGCGCATGGACCTCATCGAACACAAGACCAGAAACATTCAGTCCATGTTTCGTTCCCACCTCTGCGGACAGCACCTGGTAGAATCCGGCATTCGAGTAGTTCACAATTCGCTTGCTGGCGGCCATGATCTTGGAGCGCTTTAAAAGCGCCGGTGTCATGTTTACCATCTGGTGTGCGACATCAAAAACGATCGATGCCTGCTGACGATCTGCTGCAGCACCATAAACTTCTGCAGAAGGTTCATTGTCTGCGTAGAGCAGGTACAGGGCAACTGCGGCGGCAAGCTCCGACTTTCCATTCTTCTTGCCAATCTCGATGTAGGCTGTCCGGAACTGCCGGTTTCCGTCTGGCTTTACGATTCCAAAGAGATCCCGGATGATTTTCTCCTGCCAAGGGAGGAACCAGAAGCGTTTTCCGGCCCACTTGCCTTTGGTATGCCGGAGCATCTCGATGAACTTCACCGCCCGGTCTGCTTTGACCTTGTCATAGTGAGATGTTGGAAGCATGAATTTTGTCGGCTGGTAATCGGTCAGCTTTGGCATACCATTGGGACGTTTCTCCATTACGGATCACCTCCCAACAGCTCCTCCATCTCATCTCCTGGCGTTGGCTTCCCGGCATCTGCGATCAGGCGGGAACGGGATGCCGGAGTCAGACCGAACTCGGTCGCGAACTTTCCCATCTGCTTCATGTAGGTCTGTGCGATGGAGACCTGCGGGACCTGTTGCCAGTAGCCAGAAGGTGTCCGGACAAGAGTGCCGTGCTCTGTGATAAACTCCTCGGCTTCCTTCCATCTTGCGTAAGACTGGCAGTATGCAGCAAAGGCAGCCATATCGACTTCGGTGAGGACACCGATGGCTTCCATCTTCTTTGCCAGCCTGTGCCACTCCTTTCTGGCATCCTTATCGAGCCACTTCGGACAGGCAGGTGCTTTCCGCCCTGGCTTTGGCTCATTCTCATTCAGTTTTCTTTTCCCGGGATTTCCTTCCAGCTCCTTGATTGCGGTCGGAGTTGGCTTTCTTCCTCTGGTTGCCATAGGGAACACCTCCTTTCTGTCCATCAAAAAAGGACCGCCGAAGCGATCCCGTCCCATGTGGTGTATGTGTAATGCGGTATATGTGAACGAGAGAAAGAGCCGTGTGGCTCTCCTCCCGGAAGTTGCTTTCTATTCAGCGTTTTCTTTTCAGTTGAAGTTGTGCAGGATGGCAAGGAGCGCAAGCTGTGCGTTTTCCGTCTCCGGCTCGATGTCCCACCCTCTATCGTATCTTGCGACCGGGAAGTCTCCGAGGCGAATCTCAAGCTTGCTGATCTTGCCGCCCTCAATTCCGTAGTCCTCGCTTGGCTCTCCGTAAACCTTCGCGCTGTAGGTGAATGTCTGGTTCTCGATCTTGATGCTTCCTTTGTTCCACATGGCTTTGTCCTCCGTTTTCTTCTGTGTGCCCTTTTCCTTTGGCATGTACATATATCACTCTGCAAGGCTTATATAGCAAGGAGATCAGCCGGATATATGTCACAAAGATCCGCCCCGGAAACTGTGTATTTTGTACGAGGAAGAGGCCCCTTTTGCGGGGCTCCCTCCCTTTCCGTTTTCAGTTCAGTGTCATTCTGAAGGCGTGGCCCTTCTCGTAGCCTTTTCCGAAAAAGTCCTTCCGGAGGTTGACCTCGACCATCTCGCCGATCGTGCAGCCGGCCTCTTTAAAAAGCCAAAGCGTCTCGACCGCGTCCGTTGCCCGGCAGGAGTAGGTGAAGGCCTTGATGCCGTTCTCCTTCATGCAGGTGGTGATGGCTTCCACATCCCGATCCCAGATGATGTCGTCGAAGTCGAGGATCTCGTTCTCGTTGTCTCTGGAATTCCGGTAGGCTCTCCAAACCTTGCAGGCAATGTCGCCCATCTCAATGATCCGATCCTCGGCTGCCTTCGCGGCTTCTCTTGCGGCATCCCTGCCCTCTGCAGTGGTGGCTTCCTTGTAGGCTTTCTTTGCTTCTGCGATGGTGTTGTAGGTTTCTTCAAAAATGTTCGTCATGGCTTTGTCCTCCTTGCTTTTTGCTTGTTTGCCTTTTCCTTTTGGCATGTACATATATCACTCTGCAGGCGATATATAGCAAGGAAATAAGCCTCATAACCTGCACAAAGATGTACCGAAAATTCTGTGCTTATCTGACATCTCCATGGAGAATAAAGCGGACGTATTCGTCCCGGTGCTCCTCAATAAAGAGCACCAGATCGTAGTAGTTCCGGTCGAAGGCGAGGCGCTGCACGTAGGGCAGGTCGAACATGTTCGTAAGGCCGCTGTCTCGAATCGCAATAATCTGTTGCCTGATCTTCTCATCCATATCAGTCCACCACCTTCCGCACGATGTCCTCGCCGTAGATCACGCTTAGTCCTGAACCGTTATCCCAGTGGACGAGCAAGGATCCCGTGTCATCGACGCCATAGACGATTCCTTTTGTGCCGATTGGCGGTGCCTGGATATCATCCATCTGAAGCAGCTCCACACGGGTGCCGTTCGGATAGATCTTGCGGAGTTCTTCAAACTCCTCTGGTCTGATTAGCTTCATGCTTCCACCTCCTTTGTTGAAGCGCCGTTTCGGAAGGCGGAGCTTCCGGAGAGGTTCTTCAATAGGATCTTCCGAGCTGCCTTGAAGTCCGGTCCAATGAAGCCCATCCGAAGAAGCCAGGTGCGGAAGGCGTACTTTTCATTGTCTGTCTCTACCGGCTTGCTGCTTGCGTGCTTCAGCTCCTTCGAGAGCTTGCAAAGCTGGGTGAGAAAAAGCATGTAGGCGTTTGTCTCTTCCGGCGTCAGCTCCCGGTCGAACCAGGGGAACTCGATCTTCTCATCCGTGATGTTGATCCGGGTGTCGGTGATTCCGAGCGCCTTCTTGATGAGGCTCTCCTTTGCGCTGATCAGGTTTCTCAAGATTCCGACGTTTGCGGATGCAAGCGGAAGGCTGATCGTCAGCGCCGGTTCCTGCTCATCCTCGGCTGTTTCCTTCTCTTCCTCAGTGGTGTGTTCCGGCTCGGTGGTGTGTTCCGGCTCTGTGGTCTCCGCCTGCTCGGGTTGCTTGGTCTCGGCATCTTCCTTAGCGGTGAATCCCTTCTCGTTCAATGCTTTCATCACCATCTGCATCTTCTCCTCATCGCTGCAGCTTACCCCGCCGTCCTTGTCGACCGTAATGTCTCCGATCTCGTAGGCGCAGGTCGGCATCCGCATGTAGTCGGCTTTCTCTCCGGTGATCTCTGCGATTGCTTGTACCAGCTCTTTTCTCTTTGTTCCTGTCAGGTTGTAGTTTGCTTTCATGGCGTGTTCCTCCTTTTCTTTTGGTAGTACATACATCACTCAGGAGCACCGGAATAGCAACTCATACTGGCAGGAATTATGAACAAAGATCAGGCAGAGCTTTTGGCGGATGTGTATACCTGCTTATGTGCTCTCCTCCTTCGGCATCGCCGCAATTGCTTCATCGAACGTGAGCTTCTGGCCGTCACGAAGTACATACGCATCATCGGAGTTTCCGACCTGTTCGACGTAGCGCTTTACGATGACATCCACAAACTTAGGATCCAGCTCAATGCCTCGACAAATCCGGTCGGTCTGCTCACAGGCAATCAGAGTAGAGCCGGATCCGAGGAAGGGATCCAGAACGATTCCGTTTGTCATCGAGGAGTTCCGGATTGGATATGCCATCAGCTGCACCGGCTTCATCGTCGGATGATCCTTGGATGCTTTCGGACGATCGTACTCCCAGATGGTGGTCTGCTTCCGGTCCGAGTACCACTCATGCCTGCCGCCTTTCTTCCAGCCAAACAGGCATGGTTCATGCTGCCACTGGTAGGGAGAGCGTCCCAGGACCAGCGCATTCTTTTTCCAGATACAGCAGCCGGAAAGGTAGAAACCTGCATCCACAAATGCCCTGCGGAAGTTCAGTCCCTCCGTATCTGCATGGAATACGTAGATGGAACCGTCATCGGCGAGGTTGTCATGCATGCAGGTATAGGCAGCAAGTAGGAACTTGTAGAAGTCCTCGTCGGCCATGTTGTCATTCAGGATCTTCCCTGCTGTCTCCTCCACGTTTACGTTATAAGGCGGGTCCGTCACGATGACGTTTGCCTTCACACCGTCCATCAGTTTCTCGTAGGAAGCGGGATCTGTGGAGTCCCCGCAGAAGACGATGTGACGTCCCAGATGCCAGAGGTCTCCTGCCTTGGAGAAGGTCGGATTCTTCAATTCCTCGTCCACATCAAAGTCATCCTCTTTGACTTCTTTCGACGCCACCTTGTTAAAGAGCTGCTCCATCTCCGGAGGCTCGAAGCCGGTGAGCGCGGTGTTGAAGTCGCTTGCCTCAAGATCGTGCAAAAGATCGGCAAGTAGGTTTTCATCCCACGCACCGGTGATCTTGTTGAGCGCGATGTTTAATGCCTTCTCTCTGGTTTTATCGATGTCAACGACTGCACAGGGAACCTCGGTGTAACCGAGATCCTTTGCTACCGTCAAACGCTGATGTCCTCCGATAATTGTCATATCGGCATTCACAACCAAAGGATCCGCAAAGCCAAACTCCTGAATGGAGTTCTTGATCTTCTCGTATTCTTTATCGCCCGGCTTCAGTTTCTTTCTCGGGTTGTAGGCTGCCGGTTTCAGTTCCGTCACCGGTATTGTTTTTAACGTTGCTGTCTTCACGTTCTCTTCTCCTTTCCCGTTCTATCCTCTTGTTGAATGCCCAGCGGCAGCGGTTACTGCAGAAGCACCTGGGCCTGCCTCGCCGATTCCCTTCGATCGGCTTCCCACACTCCGGACAGAACCGCTTCGCACAGGACTCTAGGAACAAGGAAAAATCCTTTTTTCTTTCGATGTCTTCCATACTGTTCTCCTGTCCGCAAAAATGCCCGAGCCCTTGGAAACAAAGGACTTCCGGGCATGAAAAAGGCAGTGGCGGATCTAGCTCCAACACTGCCTGTAAAAGTTATCAGTTTTTCAAACAAATCCGCATTCTACGCGGATCTTTCACACGATATGTACGTTTCCGGGGATGCCACCCAAAGGCCTCTGACCCCGGGGTATCAATTTCGCGGAAATCAACGCAAGAGGGAGCGCCGGTCACCTGTGCCTCTGGTTTTCAGGATTATGACCTCCCCCCCGCCCCTCTTGCTTCTTGTAATCATGATATATTTATGATAATATTATGATAACAAAGGAGGAATCACTATGATCAACATTCGTCCCGTATCTGACCTCAGAAACAAGTTCCCTGAACTTGAAGAAACCGTCATGGAATCAAATGAACCTGTCTTTCTCACAAAGAACGGCTATGGCACCATGGTCCTGTTAAGCATCGACCAGTACTCCGCGCTAACTGACGACACAGAGCGTAAGCTTGACGAAGCCGATGAAGCAGCCGCGAAATCTGACAAGCGGTACTCCGAAGAAGAAGTCTTTAGCAGAGTAAGGAGCCGCATCCGTGAAAAAGTATAAGCTGTCATTTCTTCCCCTTTTTGAAGAGGATCTGAATGAGATCGTGGACTACATCTCAACTGATCTTCAGAACCCCAGCGCTGCAGATCGTCTGGTCGGTGACATCGAATCAGCAATAAACAAACGTCTTGAGGCACCGTTGTCGTTTGCGCCGTTTCACTCATCCAAGAAACGACCGCATCCGTATTACAGAATCAACGTGAGAAACTTCTCCGTTTTTTATGTTGTCCTCGACGACACCATGGAAGTACGACGTGTTCTGTATTCCAAACGTGATCTGGATAAGCTGCTTCATGACTAACCTCAGTAGCGGTAAACCGGATGGGAGTCATCCCGTCCGGTCTTCTTATCGTGACACTTCTTACACAGCGCCTGCCAGTTCGACTTGTCCCAGAAGAGCTTCGGGTCTCCTCGGTGCGGAACGATGTGATCCACAACCGTCGCAGGCGTTGCGATGCCATGCCGCAGGCACTCCTCACAGAGCGGATGAAGCTGTAAGAACTTCTTGCTCTCCCGTCTCCAACGGCTGTTGTATCCTCGTGCTGCAGCAGGCCGATTCTCTTCTGGGTGCATCCCCTTATGTTTCTCACAGTACTTCTGTCCCGCCTCTACCAGTTCTGCACAGCCCGGATGCCTGCAGGGTACTTTTGGTTTCATCGGCATGTTCGGCACCTCCGTTCCTGATTTCTCCCAAGTAAAAAGCCCCGGAGGTTTTATCCTTCGAGGCTTTCTACTTTCTTTATCCTATCTTGCTGATTTTACTATATCATAATTGGCACCCGGACATTGTTGGACATTTGCGGACATTTCCGGCGCATTTTACGCCATCAAACTTTTTTTCGGTACCCGCACATGGGCAAGTGCTCTGTCATGCCATCTGCGGACGGTCCTCTCATCTGCTAGAAGCTCGTCTCCGATCTGCATCCAGGTATACCCTTTCAGATACCGGTAGGTTAAAACCAGTTGCTCATCTATGTTATCCACTTGATCGATCACCGACTGGATCTCCTTCTTCAGTTTCAGGAGGAGGCACAAAGCGTTGCTCACCTCCTTTTCTTCTTCCCAGATCCGATCCAGCGTTTTTACAAAAGATGCATCCGAGGGACGGTTCGGATTGTAGTGTTCATCGAATCCAGGGCTTCCAACTGAGACAGATAGTGTTCTTAAGTTCTCCAGTTCTTCCTGTTTCAGGCGGATCCTCTGCTCCAGCCGGTACGCCTGACCGAGATATTCCCTCGCTGTCATGACGCCACCTTCTCTCTCAGCTTCCGGATCAGATAATCCGGATCCACATGGGTAAGAACCCCATACCAACCAGAATGGAAGAAGTGCTCCAGCTCCATAGCGTCTGTCATGGCTGCTTTATTACCCGGATGTCTTTTTAATTTACGAAGCGCCGTCAGATAATCATCTGCTGCCTGTGCCACGATAGCGTTGGCGAGGTTTTCGTACGGATCTCCTTCATTTCTTCTAATCACTTGCTGTACCTCCCAACTACTTGCTTCACATCTTCTACCGAGCGAACAACTGCGGCAGTTCCGCCAGCGGCTTTGATCTTATTAATTGTTGCTTCCTGCAGTTTTGTCACAGTACCTTTTTCATTCTTCACCTCAAAGGCAAAGAATCTGCCACCAATACAGCAGATGATGTCCGGTATGCCTGCCGTACCATACATGCCGCCATGTTCTTTCCACGCGAAGCAATCCGGCATACTCTTTAAGTGATTTAAGATGGACCTGACTATAACTGATTCCTTTACCAGTTCCTGTCTATTCATGTTCCTGCGACTCCTTTCCATTGAATGTAGGGCTCTTCTTTCCCGTAAAGGAGCCATAGAAATCAACCACAAACAGGAAGGTTAGATATTCATGATCTATGCAATACAAAACCCGTCCAAAAGCTATCCACGGCAAGGGCACGCAAACCCGCATAGACACTGCGTTTTCTGCCATTGGACGACTTTGGGACGGGACGGTTTTCCCCCATACCCCTTTATATATTTCCTTTTAAATACACCATGTTTTTTTTCTTGAATGTAAATAAGAAGAATAAGAAGAACTCGTCCAGTACCCTAAAACCCGTCCAGGAGATTTGCCGTGGATTCCCATCGATTCCTGCTTCCTAATCCCTGCAGCAAGGATCTCTGCCCTTTGTTCCACGAAAAAAAGACAGCGCAGATTGTTATGCGCTGTCTGTGGTAAGAAATCCGTTTTTAATCCGCATCGTCCACGTATCGGATCCCGCGCCAGGTCTTCCTCCTGCCGGTCTTGTCCTTGGCTCTGGCAACACCCGGATATCCGATTTCGATTTCCTTATTGAATCTGGTCTGAGAGAAGGGGCTTAAGCCGCTGTCCTTACAGAACATCTGATACTGGGAATAGAACTCGGTTCTTCCGACCTCGAACCCATCCCCAAGCTCACAGCACTCTGCCACAAAGGAAAGCGCACTGTTGGACTCTTCACGGTATCTCTGTCTTTCTTCGATGTTGCTCCTGGTCTCTGAGAATCGCCAGTTCTGGTTCATAAGCCGGATCAGTCCATCCAGTGCAAACCGGAAGATCCCATCTGCCTCCGCCCTGAACTTTTCCAAAAGCATCGGATCCCGCTTTTCCTTAGGTACGGCATGTGGAAATCGAATAATGATTAGACGTCTGTAGAACCCTTCCGATCGGTCGCCAAAGTTCTTTGGTATCTCGTTGCAGGAAAACAGCAGCCTTGCATAGTTCTGAAAGTTAAACGGATCCTTGTTCTTGCGCTCGACCGTCAGGAAATCTTCTCCAACAAGAGCTTTGAAGATACCATTATCATCGATGTTCTTTGTCGGAAGATCTGCAAAGATATTAGCGAGCTTCCCATAGAGCTCCGCCGTCTTGAACCTCTCGTTCAGCGCCTGCCACGAGACATTGCTCACGTTTTCCTTGCCGAGAAGAATCTCATTTAATACACGAAGCAGAACGGACTTTCCGGCACCAGCCTCACCAACAATAACGAAGGACTTCTGAGCCTTGTTCACCGGGACAAGAAAATATCCAAGCATCTCCTGCAAAAGCGGCACCTGATCATCGTCGACACACTGATGCAGAAATTCCTTGAAGCGGGGACAATCCGCCTGACTGGAGAAATTGACATTTAGTTGCACGGTTGATAAGAACTCCGGCGTGTGCTTTGTGAGCTTATTTTCCAGTACATTGTAAATGCCGTTCCGGACATTGATCATGTAGGGGTTGGCATTCAGCTCTCTTGAATCCTTCAAAACCGCCAGCTTCCACTGACCGGTCGCATCCGAGATCTGCACCATGGTTGCATGCCCCTCAAGCATTTTTGCGCGAACCATGCTCTTTGCTGTCAGGTCCGACATTGCTTTGTAGACACCGCTCTCATAACGCCAAAACTGCTCTGCCGCGTAGAAGGCATGCACGTTCTCCGCCATATGTTTTGCCAGGACATCTGGCATAAAGCGAAGCCCGCGTTCCGTCACCTCATACCAGGCAGGGATCTGACCCTGTGATGCCTGACGCTTTTTCTCTTCCTGCTTCTTTTGAAACGCTGCATACATCTTCTTCTGTTCTGCAATGACCGGACGCACATCCGCTACGGTCAGAGAAAACTTTGAACGAAGGATATGGTTAATGATGCCCTGCGCTGTCGCGGTATCAAGATTGTAAAGATATTCCGTCACAAAGCGCTGTACTACTTTTAAGTTCTCGACAGCATCCGAAGAGACAGGAAGCGTGTTAATAAGCCTCGTTGCCATATCCGTGGTGATTGGCTGATAGCACATGGCTGCTGGTGCCTTGCAGGTACAGTCCTTGGTTCCCATTCTGGGACACTTGAAACCTTTCTCTGCAATCACCGCACACGTCATAGGTCCCGTACCACTCTTTAAAAAGTGCTGAATCTTCGCGTCAGTATCTTCCCTCTTGTAGTTCGGATAAGGGGCTGACAGCTCGTGGATTTTTTCCGTACCGCCTTCAAAGGAGGCAAGGTTTGTAAGCATCGCATACCAGTCGTGCTCGGAAAGTGTCGCCGCATCTTCCCTGCAGTGCTTCATAAAATCACAGCCTGTAAGAACAAGTGCCAGTCCTTTTTCTGTCCCGATGGGATTCGTCTCCTTAAGCTTTTCTTCCTGCTTTACCGGAAGCAGCTGCATGAGTTCTTCCTGGGTATACCTGCGCTCTGGGTGAAAAGAAATGCACTCCACCTCTACCGGATCAGCCTTACAGTGGTAAAATCCCGGGAGGCGCATCACTCTGGATTCATTGACGCACACGGGATCTCCATGGAACTTTTCTACCAATGCCTTCTGGATCGGACGATAAAGCGAAACGTCTCCATCCTTAATGAACCAGTAGGTATGAAGCGAACGGCGCGTTTTGATCTCCATAGATGGAGGCAGAGGAAATGCTTCGACCTGCCGGATCTGCTCCTCCATGGACAGATCATCGCACTCCACAAACTGCGCGTTTACTCTGGTGATCGACTTGTCATCATCTCCACCAGCATTGACCACAAAAATTTGATAACTTAAATCAAGCCCTTTTTCGGAGATTTCTTCGATAAATTCATAAGCTTCAGAATTTTTCTGATCGGCCACCGCGAAAAGAGGAGACAGTCTCCCCGGTTTTGAAAATTTGTTCTATAATCTGCTTAGGAACGGAAAGTTGAGCCGTTCTTCATAAGCGAATAAATTACTACTAATAGTTTATCCGCCGCAGCGATATTGGCAGCTTTGGGCTTCAATGGTGAGACAGCCTGCTGCCTTTTCTTTTGGTTGAACTGATAGATAGAATCTCCCTTTTTCAGCCTGTAGTTGCACGTGACTGCCAGATAAACAAGACACCTCAGATGTCTGTTTCCTTTCTTGGATATAGCCAGGTGGGTCCCATCCTTCTCACCTGACTGATTGATTTTCGGATTCAGCCCTGCATATGCTACGATGCCTCGCGCGTTCCTGAACCGGGTGACATCGCCGATTTCCGCGATGATCCGTGCCGCGATGTTCCTGCCAATTCCAGGAATACTGAGCAGAATCGCAAAGGAAGGAAGCTTACTGGCATCTTCGATCAGTTCCTCAAGGTATGTATTGCAGAGCTCCATCTGCTCTATGAGTTCATTGATCATCTGAGGAAACTGCTGTACTTCCACACTGTCCGCATCCACGCCGGAATAACATTCCTCTGCACACTGATACATCTTGTGAACGATATTTTCAGTGAAGCCTTTCTTATGACCTGCGGGCTCCTGGATCGCTTTCACAATGGTTTCCTCCCTGTGCCTGAGAAGTAATGATGGATGCGGATATTTCTTCAGCACTTCCATCGGAACCGAATCGTAAAGGCTTGCATGCCCTTTGAAGCACTTATCCATGCGCGGATAGATCACATCCAGCATTGCCCGGAACGTGCATTTCCGCTGCCGCAGGATCTTCAATTCGCTCTCATACATGCGATTCTTTGCCCGCAGACGTGCATACGTATCCGATTCATTCTGGTGGCACTGCAGATGTTCTTCCTGGTAATACACTTTGGCGATATGGGCACAATCCGCATTGTCTGTCTTATTGCCATGAAGGTTCGTCTTCCGATAAGCTGCAGACAGCAGTGGCGGAACGACAATGTAAGGATTTCCTATATCATCAAGATACTTCTGGAGACAGCGATGGTAGACGCCGGTCGCCTCGAATACTACCGGGACTGTATCAGCTTCGCTCTTCTCCTTCACCATCTCAATGGTTTCAGACAATGCTTCAAAGCCATCTTTCGTATCGTTCAGCACTTTCGGCTTCCGCAGGGAATGGCCTGCTGTCAGCCACGGCTGATAGTGGCAGTTGCCTTTTGAGACATCTACCGTGATAATTGGTCCGTCCATAAAAGAGCCTCCTCTGGCATAAATGTCTGCGGTAAAGCTTCCCTGAACCTTTGCGACAGCTGATTTTTCTGGATTAGATACGGCATGCCTGAATACTTCCGGCTGCACATTTTGATTAAGCTGGCTATATCACAAAAGGGAAGCAGGACGTTTTTTGTGACTGGCTTATCGTTCGATAGCTTAAAAAGGGACGCGTCCTTACTTTTACCCAGACCTTTCCGGTATATGCCTATACGCAGGAAAGGCCAGGAATACACCCAGGTAATCCTGACCTTACCATTGTAGATTCATATGCTTATGACAGCTCAATCAGGACTGGATTCTTCCTGATTTCATAATAGAAAAAGATGCCGCGGTTTAAGGCGTTGTGTTTTTTTAATTGCTCCATGATAGAGGAGAACTTTCCTGCCTCAACGGCAAGCTTCATGCCGGTGAAAGTCCCAGACTTCTTATCATCAAAGATACGGACATGGACGATTTCACCTGGATCAAAGAGGCTTCTTACCACATCTTCCGCTGATACCTTGCTCATCCAAGCTCCTTTCCATCCATGATCCGGATCGTTTTATGAAGGCGCTTTGCTTCGCGATACTCTGCCTTCATGCCATCAGACATCTCAATTTTTTCGTTCTTATCCTTGTTACCGATGAACCAGACCTCATCGCAGCAGGCAAGAAGCGCCTGTCCAAAGAGAAGTCCAAGCTCTCTTTCACGGGAATCCTTGTCATCAAGGATCTGAGGATAGAGAAGATGTGAGGCAATGGGGATATACCCGTTTTTTATTGCTGCCCTGCAGTAACGGATGGCGTCTCTACGGTTTTTCTCGATATCGCCCGCATACTTTGATGCCATGTAGACCTTTGGCCTTTCCTTGATCTCTGTTTCCCTCCGCCAGGTTCTCCGGCGTTCTTCCCTGTATTCCTTCACGACATGACTCATCGCCAGACCGGCAGTCGGATCAGAAAATCCTTCGTAGTTCTTATACATGGTTTATCCCTCCCTTTCGATAAGAGGGAGAATTCCCTCGCCCTTCAGAAGGTCATACAGGAACAGTCTTCCCTTCTGCGTCCAGTACGTATGCATAACGCTTTTGTTGGAATCTACTGCAAAGGTCCTCGACTGTGTCAGACCGAGCTCTGCATACTCCTGATAAAGAATCCATGTGTCTCTGAGCCTGTACTGCACACCCATTTCATGCAGAAGCTGATTGAACTTCCTTCCGCTCATGCCATAGTCCTTTGCGATCTGGGTCACTGGAACCGTATTCTTGTTTTGCAGGATCAGGTCATAATAGCTGGCCTTCGGCTGAAGCTCCGCAATCCGCCGCTTCTGGACTGCTGCCGTGAGCTCCAGACTCTTACGTTTTTTACGTTCCTCTTTCAGCGCCTCAAGCACGGCGATCATGGCATCCGGATCATCCAGAAGTTCATTGACCGCATAAATGCCATGCTTTCTGATCGTAGGAAGGACTTCTGCCGTAACCCATCTCTTGAACTTCTTAGCTCCCGGCAGTTTGCTGGAAAGAATCAGGCTGTACAGCCCCGACTCACTTATCATCGTTGTCTCTGTGACCACATTCCCATTTTGGGAATCTGCTCTGAGCATCATCTTGAACCTGTCTTCCTCGTCAACATGCATCACTACTGCCTTGCTGGCGTTCGAATACCCGAGGCATTCTGCGACATCTTTGCCTACAAAAGCAGGCGTTCCGTTTACTTCCATCGCACGGATTCTTCCAAAATCGTTACTGGTAAATGTTGTAAGTTCCATAGGATCAGACCTCCTGACTGAATAAAAAAGACTCCTTTGAGAGGAACTCCCTGTTCCTCCCGTAAAGGAGCCATAGAAATCAACCAGGTCCTATGCGCCCTGATTTCAATCAGATTTACACGTCCAGTTCGTCCATGGTACCGAATGTATGCCCGGCGGATGCCTCGGCGATAAGAGGTAAGTTAAATTCCGGAAAAGGCTTCTCCTCCATGCACCGCTTTACAAATGAAATCGCATCGGGGAGCCTATCTTCCGGGATAATGAAGGTAAGCTCATCATGGATCTGCAGAATAGGCCGAAGCCATGGCCTTTCAGGCAACCCGGCAAGGATCCGACAAACCGCCATCTTTAAGATATCCGCCGCTGTTCCCTGAATCGGGGTGTTCATGGCACAGCGCTCTGAGAAGGATTTCTGTCCCCAGTCCTCCGACCTGATATTGGGCAGATACCTTCTTCTGCCAAGCCAGGTCTCTGTGTACATGCGCCGCGCTGCATCCGCCTTCACGCTCTCCTGCCATCGGGAAAGACCAGGATAACCTTCTTTTAAGTTGTCGATCATTTGAGAGCATTCCTCAAAGGAACGATCAATTCCTGCCTTAAACTTCAGCGTCTTTTGCAGGCCGCGTGGAAAGAGACCATAGAAAACACCGAAGTTCACGTTTTTTGCAATCGTCCGGTGCTCCTTGTAGTTCTCTGAATTTTTGTCATGCGCCTGTTCATATGGCACCCCGAAAATGACTGAAGTAGTCTTGGCATGAAGGTCCAGGTTGTGAAGGTAGACCTCGCGCATCGTATCGTCTCCGGCCTGTGACAGATAAAATGCCCCGACACGAAGTTCGATCTGAGAAAAATCCAAGCTGATGACGATGTGGCCTTCTGGTGCTTTGATAAAGTTTCTGACGCCAATGGGGTCATTTGTCTTCCGCGGCATATTCTGAGCATTTGGATGCTGGCAGTTAAATCGCCCGGTATCCGTCGAGAGGGCAAAAAAGTCCGGATGCACACAGCCTGTCACCGGATTTAAGAATTTCAGATATCCATCAATATAGGTCGATTTGATCTTGCCCCACTTCCGGTATTCCTGCACCAGAGTAAAAAGCTCTGAAAGCTCCGGACGGTTCTCATCGCACCACTCTTTTAGCATGGTCATCGTCTGATCATCCGCTGCTTCGCGATCCGTAAGTGTCGTCTTTAGGACCGGAAGCTTTAGCGTTCCATAGAGATACTCCTTAAAGGCCTTCGTACTGCAGTTGCTTCCGATGTTCACATCCCCGATCAGAAAAGCAATCTTCTGACGAAGCTTCTCCATCGTCTCCTCCGCTTCCTTCTTTTTCTCCTCCATGAGCGGGATATCAAGTGGCGCACCATTATGTTTCATGATGCCAAGATATACTGCCGTCGGTGACTCCAGATGTTCTACGATCCACCTGTGCCTTGGCAGGAATTTGTCAAACCAGTCGTTAAAGATTCTCATCAGCTGAAGGGCCTGATCCGAATCTTCACAGGCGTATGCAATGGTTTCAGGATTCTGCGGATCCAGCTCATCAAAGGGTTTCCCGTCTGTTGTCTCGCTAAAGGTCTTTCTTTTGTAACCGAGAAGCTCCTCCGACAAGGTCTTAAGGCCACTGTCCTTAAGCCTTCTGAACGAGTAGTCCCCGTTCTGCGTCATCTGTGCCGCACAGATGGTGTCATACACCGGAGTCTGGATCACGATCCCGAGGTGATAAGAAAAGGCAGACTCGAACGCGATGTTGTGACAAACCTTGACTACTTTGTGGCTCTCCAACAGCTCCTTGTGGAAGGAAAGCCAGTCGTCCCAGTCCATGTTTTTTCCGATCAGATGCCTTAGCGGTACAGACACTCCGGTCCCTTCCTGCACCGAATAGCTGCACTCTGTGATATGCGCCTTGTGCGGATCGAGCGCCGCCTTCTCCTCGCTCCGGTGTCCCTTGTCTGCCGCTGTCTCATAGTCAAATGACACGACCCTGGCATCCCCGATATAGTGCTTCAGTTCCTCGATATCCGTAACGGATTGATAGTTCTTATCCATGCTGTTCTCCTTAAAAGAAACTCCGGGATTTTCATTCTCCCGGAGTCCTGTCTCTTTCATCTCTTCGATCATCCTGCCATAAAGGCTTTTGTCACTTCAGAGGCTTAATGACCTCACCGGTCTCCGTATCCACAAACGGGGGCTCCTCTGCGGAAGCTTCCTCGTCTGTCATGTCGCCTACCGTAAGGCTATCAGCATAATTCCGGATAAGGCCTGTCATCTCTCCGATGAATTTCTTCTCATCGTCATTTAAGACACGGACGAACTTAAACTTCGCCTTGGAATAGACAATTCCCTCATCGTTCGTCGCCTTCTCCAAAGAGATCTGTGTCACGATGTTGGAAAGTTTCCTGCCCTTGGTCAGCTGATGCTTCACGTAGTCGGTGAAGCTCTTAAGGCTCCCGGTTGGAAGTGAAATCACCACCGGGAAAATCTCGCCTTCGCGCACAAGATAGAGCATGTGGCGGTTCTTGCAGGCCTTGGACTTGTTCCCGCCGGATCCAAACTTGTTATACGGGCATGCCCTGCAGAGGCCGCCCGGATTTCCTATGCCATGAATACCGTCAAATGATCCACAGTCCGGTGGGTTGGAGCCGCCCTGAAACTTCGTTGCATAGTATCCGAAAGCCGGGTGATGGAACGCAATGACCGCCGTGATGGTTTTTGCCATCTCGGTCTCTTCCTCATCTCCCGGCACCTCAAAGGCAATGCTCCCGCCGGAAGGGATTTTGATGCGATCGAAGCGGAAGGTAAGGCCGGTGCATTCACCACCGCCTAATGCTTCCTGAAGAATCTCGAGATTCCCACCGGATGCGAAGCTGTTCTGCTCTGCGAGTTCCTTCTTCTCTGTTTTCATAACTGCATTTTCTTCTGACATCTTGCTGTCCTCCTTTTTGACAGTCCTTTACACGGGAAAGAACCTCTCTTTCCCGTTATAGGGACATAGAAATCAACCGCTTATTTCTTCCGGATACCAACCGTGACCTTTTCGAATGTATTCACAACACCGGAAAGCCACTCCGGCAGCTCATCCTCATTCGCGGTCATCTGCTCCTTGCAGAAGGAAGCCAGGGTATTAGCGTTGACTGTTTCGGTCACGATACTCCCGTAGCCGTTGTCCTTTAAAGCGTGAATTAGCGCATCCCTTCCTCCTGCCGCCGGAGACGCATAGAGCCTCGAATTCAGATAAAACGTGCTGCCGTTTCTAGTGAATTTGTCACATTCCGCATCTGCCATGGCATCCGAAAGCTCCCGATCCAGCTCCTCGATCCTGGCATTGACCTCCTTGGTCTTTGCCTCCAGCTCCTTCTTTTTGTCCTTTGCCGCCTTCAGTTCGTCAGCCATCTTAAATATTTCTGTCTGTTCCATCATGTTTTCCTCCATAATGCATATTTGATGTATATTTATTCATTAAACGGGTTTCTTCCGTTTCTGTAGTCATCCACGAGCGCTTTGGCAAGATTTACTTTTTTTCGAAGCGACCGGAGCACCTTACTGTCGACCGTTCCTCTGGCAATGAGATAGATATACAGGCACTTCTGTTTCTGCCCTACCCTGTGGATTCTTGCCTTGGCCTGATCAAAGTTACTCATGGAATAATCGAGGCTGTAGAACACCATGGTGTGTGCCGCCGTAAGTGTGATCCCAAGTCCTGCTGCTGCGATCTGACCGACAAAAACCTGACAGGAAGGATCCGTCTGAAACTGCTTTACTTCATCATCCCGATCCTTTACCCCACCGCGAACCACGGCGTATCCGATGCCTTTGCCTTTTAGCAGCTCCTCGATGTCATCCATCTCGGCTACAAACCGTGCCATCACAACGAGTTTCTGGCCATCGCTTACCGCCGCATCGATGATGTCCGACAAGGCATCGAGCTTCGCATGGCTGACCGGGCGGACATGGTGTTCATCATCCGTCAGATGGCCGCCTGTAAGCTGGGAGAGCCTGAGCATCTTTGTCAGGACATTGGCTGCTGTCACCTCGGAACCTTTGAGCTGAGTGAAGCAATCCTCCTGCAGCTGTTCATACATCTTCATTGCTTTTGGCTCCAGTTCAATCTTTCGTACTTCCTCCCGGATCTGTGGCAGGTCCAGGCATTCCTCTTTGGTCACGCGGTATGCGATGCAGTGCATCCGCTTTAGGAAGTCATCTGCCATCGACTGCCGGAAGACCGGGATATGGTTCCCGTATCCTGTCATGTCAAAGTAGCGATTTCGGAAGGCATAAAAGCTCGTGCCAAAAATCCGGCTGTCTAAGAAGCGATACTGTGAGAACACATCCATCTCCCGGTTGGTAATGACCGTTCCGGTAAGAAGCAGCTTGTATCTTGCCTTATCCCCGAGATGCTGCATCCCCTTTGACTGGCGGGACCTGTTGTCCTTCAGCTTGTGGCCTTCATCGGCAATGATGAGATCAGCATCAAACTTCAAAAGCTCCGCTTCTAGCCTCCATGCGGACTCATAATTTACAATGAGAATCTGCATACCATCCAACGGGATCTTAGAAATCTGCTGTTTCTTCTTTTCACTAGTGCCTTTCAATACCGTGATATTGACCGGATAGTCGGCAAATGCCTGAAACCCCTCTTCCCATACCCCTGTGATTGACAGCGGGCAGGCCACAAGGACCCGATTCACCAGTCCAAACTGATAGAGGGCACCGGTAACTCCAATGCTCGTCAGCGTCTTTCCGGTTCCCATTTCCATGAGAAATGCCACCCCGTGTGATCTCATTCTTCCGTCGGAAAGACCAAAGACCTGGCAGGCGAAGTCATACCCCGCCTGCTGATGAGCATAAGGACGAACCTTGACCGGCATTGGAAGTGACATCGACCGATCAATCATCGCTGTCCTCACTTTCTTTGCGGTACATAAAATCCGGATCGTCATACATCATCATGTAGATGGCAGCCTCTATATCTGTCAGGGAATCAAACTCCTCATTCTCCGGGCGGCTGCCGATACAAACGATTGTTCCGCAGTAGACATCCACGGGATTTCCATTATCGCCCCTGATGATCCGGTTCATCGGCAGTCCCATGAGTTTTCCCTCTTCATTGCAGAGAACAGCGGTATCCTCCGACAGCGGTTCCGTCACCTCGACAGGGCCTCCGACCAATTCCTTCAGTGACTCATAGACTGCTGGAATCACTCTGATCTCCGCCTTCTTGCCTGGCTTTGCAACAACAACTTTCCATGTGTTCATCGTGTGTTTCTCTCCTTTCTGAGAAATGAATGAAATACAAGGGAAGAAGGAATCGTCCCTCTTCCCCCCGTAAAGGAGCCATAAAAATCAACCGGTCTTATTCCTTGTGACGATCTTCTCCGTGGTAACCAAGCTTATCGGCCAGAGCCTTCGTAAGACGCCTCTCAATTCGCTGGATGCTGCGGCTGATCGACTTCGGATCCCGATGCAGCTCATCCGCAACGTCATTCTGCTTCCGTTCACTTCCAAAAACTCCGTACATGATGGTCTGGTCCGCATCATTCAGGCTGCAGAGAAATTCATGGACAAACACTAAGACAGGGTCCTCATCATCGTCTTCCTCTCCGTTCTGTTTTGCTTCCCACCGAAGATATGTCTCCTTATCTATTGGATTGCATCCAGCGTTAAGCCCCCTGTCATCCGTGTCTTGCCGCCTCTTGTAACAGATATAAAGGCCATCCGCATGATCTTTGTCATTGCGCTTCTGGATATTCACCTTGTGATCTTCTTCTGCCAGTATCTTGATCCACTCAGAATTGTCCTCTCCGTTCTTGCCATGGAGCGGAACAACAGGCGGCACTGCCGCACCCATACCAATGCCCGTCACGTAGTGGTAGTTGCCCTGCTCATCGACGAAACCTTCCCGGTTCTCGTCGTAGCGGTCCTTTGCGATATCCAGTCCTCCGAACTGGTCGGAATAATCCTTACTCTTGCCTCTTGGCAT